CGGCCGCGCGATCGAGGCCCGCCAGCTGCAGGGCTCGGTCGTGACCACGCAGCCCTTCGACAACCTGCGCTTCGCTGTGCAGATCCAGGGCGAGAAGCTGCTGAGCCTGGTGGAGCAGTGGTACACGGAGGAGAAGGTGATCCGCCTGTCCGGCCACAAGGGCCGGCTGGACTGGGTGAAGGTCAACCAGCCCGAGGTCCAACCAGACGGGAGCGTGCGCTACCTGAACGACATCACGGCCAGCATGGCCGACTTCGTGGTGTCTGAGCAGGACTATTCGGGCACGCTGCGCCAGGTCATGTTCGAGAGCCTGAACCAGCTGGCGGGCCGTCTGCCGCCCGAGGTGGCCATTCGCATCATGACGCTGGCCATGGAGTATTCCGACCTGCCGAACAACGACCTGGTGGCCGACGAACTGCGCAAGCTCACCGGCGAGCGCGATCCCAACAAGCCCCTCACGCCCGAGGAGCAGCAGCAGGTCCAGCAGCAGATGCAGGCCCAGGCCGAGGCCCTGCAGATGCAGCAGGAGAGCGCGCGCCAGGCGCTTGCCGAGCAGCAGGCCAAGGTCCGGGAAATCAACGCCCGCGCCGAGAAGCTGGAAGCCGAGGCCGAGCAGCTGCGCGCGGCCGGCGGCAACCCGGCCCTGGCCCAGCAGATGGAAGGTGTGGCCGCCACTGTGCGCCGCGACGCCGACATGGAGCTGGACGAGCTGCGCCGCAAGCTGGCCAAGGCCCAGGCCGACCTGGCCAACAAGACGCTGCAGATCAAGGGCGACCAGGACGTGCGCCTGCAGGTCGCCCACATCGAGGCCGACTCGCGCGAGCGCGTGGCCCAAATCCAGGCCCAGAGCCGCCAGAACCTGGACTCCATGTCGGGCCGGCTGAACCAATTTGACAACAAGGACTGATATGGATCGAGAAACCATCGTGCGCACGGCGACCGTGGAGGGCGCCAAAGCCGCGCCGCCCGTCACCGTGGTGGCCACCAACGTGGCCAACGGCTGGACCATGACCCACACGGCAACGGCCCTGACCATCCTTTACGTGGTGCTGCAGGTCATCTACCTGCTGTGGCGCTGGAGCAATGAGCGCGAGGACCGCCGGGCGCGCCAGGCGCAGGAGCTGGCAGCAGCATGCGAGGCGCGGCCATGAGCGGGGGCCGAGTTCCTGCCGCAGGCCTGGGTATCGGCGCCGCCATCCTGGCATCCTGGATCGCGGCAGAGGGATTCAGCGCCGCGCCCATCATCCCGGTGCGCGGCGATGTGCCTACCATCGGCCATGGCGCCACGCGCTACGAAGACGGCACGCGCGTGACCATGGCAGATCCGCCGATCACGCGCGGGAGGGCGCGCGAGCTGGCCGCCAACCTGCTGGACCAGGAATACGGCGCCTGCGTGCGGGCCTCGCTGGGCGATACGCTGGTGCACCCGGTCGAGTTCGCGCAGGCGGTGGACTTCGCGGGTCAGTACGGCTGCGGCGCCTGGCGCGGCTCCTCGATGCTGTCTCGCACGCGGGCCGGTGACTATGCCGGCGCCTGCACGGCTTACCTGGCCTACCGCTACATGACCAGTGCGCAGCCGCTGCAGGGCTACAGCGCCTACCAGTGGGGCGCGGGCGGCTGCCCACCCGGTGGCGCTATGACTGCAGCACACCAGGCAACAAGGTCTGCCGCGGCGTCTGGACTCGCCAGCAGGTGCGCCACGCCGCATGCATGGATGTGAAGCAATGAGTAGATGCGTTATCACCCATCTAGCTGCTGCTGGCATTGCACTTATTGTTGGGTCGGGGATATCTTGGTGGGTTCAGGAGCAGCGCTATGACCTGCAGCTAATGCAATTGAGACAAGTTCAGACGAGTAGCGAGTTGACTGAGAGCAAGCGTGCTCTGCGAGACATGGTTAAAATCCAAAATGGACTGAATGATGCTTTTTCTAACTTCAAGCAGATACAAAAGAATAATGCGGATGCCCAACAAGATCTTGCTCGTCAGCTTCTTGCCTTGCGTAGTAGTACTGCAGGGGTGCGCAGCGACTTCTCCACCCTGTATACCCAGATCGAACGTGCAAACAGTGTCGCCCTTGCGGAGTACGCCAGCGCCTGCACCTCCGTATTCGAAGCAATGGCAGCGGGAGGTCAGCGACTGGCAGAGGTTGGTGGAGAGCTCGCGCGAAAAGCTGAAGAGCACGCAGCTGATGAAAAATTGAACGAAGAATTTCTCCGCAGCATGAGTTATTTTGATAAATAAACTCTTTTAAAAAAGATGCTTGCCATGTTGTTTCTTTCTTTTTAAATTAATATAAAACCACCATCAAATTATGTCTACTCACAAACTCGGTCTAAGATATGAAAGATTGCTTTTCTTTTCAGCTCCATTGACCGCTGCATGCTTTCTAGTATTGTTTGTAGCGCTTGGCTCTGATCAGCAAGTGGAAAGAAAGCTCGCGAAATGCCTAAAATCCGCAGTAGTGGCGATAAAAGAGAATGCCTCTACTCTTGACGAATCCTATAGTGGCAAAGATGTTGCTATTAGAGGGGATAAAAATTGGTAGTTATTTGTTGGCGCTAAGATATGTTCTAATTCCTGTTGAAATTAATACTAGGTGTGAGGCTTTTTTTAGCATAAGTGATTCCAAATCAAAAGATTGGAGTAAGCCGCCAATTGATTTGATTAAATCAATTGATTTGAGGATAGTGGCTTTAGAAAAGCAGCCTCTTTCATTTTTTGGGATTGAAGTTCCCGAACGCGCAACTATTAGTGTTTTTGGAACGCCTATAAAACTTGATCTGAATACTTTGGTCATATTCCTTCAGTTGGCTCTTGGTCCCATGCTTTTGTTATGGTTGGGTAGTATTTATAATACTCGCAATCGCGAGACACTATTTAATTCTCGAGCTAATGAATTGAGTGGCTTGTATCCACATTTGGTTAATGTTTATCCAGTATTGCTGGGGGAAAGGGCTGCTGGATTCCGAACACCTTCCAAGAAAGATTGGGTGAGGTATGTTCTTGATAAATATGGTGTGTCTATTTTGTTCGCCGTAACCCGTGTTGTATTGCTTCTTATTTTTATTCTTCCCCCTGTAGGCGCTTATATTTCTAGTCTCTTTTACACAGTTACAGATGGTTATGGTTATTTGAATTTGCTGGCTGGTGGTATCATTTTTGTCTTTGCATTTATGAATGTGGGTGCAGAATTTACGCCTTGGCACTTTAACAAAAGGTTTGCAGTGTTGATTTGAAATATTTCGTACCAAGCCTGCCATCCTGCCGTGATCCAAACCACGAATGGACGCACACATGAGCTTGAACGACGACCACCTGCGCCTCCTGTCCGACGCCGAGCGCGAGGCCATGGAAGCCGACGACAACGACTACGACCCCGAGGAAGACAACGCTGCAGCGCTGGCAGCCCTGGGGCGCGGCCCCCTCGATGCGGAAGAGGAAGAAGAGGGCGACGACGCGACGCGGGCAAGGGCAAGCCCGAGCCCAGCACGCCCACCGAACCCACTGAAACCACCGCTGCGCCTGCAGTCGCTCCTGCTACTGCTACTGCACCCGCAGAACCCACCGATGCCACGCAGCCGACCGACGCGCCGGCACCGAATCCGCAGCCTGCCCAGCAGGCCAGCGGCTACCGTGCAGAGCTGCCCGCCGACTATGACGCCCAGGTGAAGGCCAACAAGGATGCAGTGGCTGCCGCCCGCGCCAAGTTCAACGAGGGCGAGCTGGAGCAGGCCGAGCTGGACGCGGAGCTGGACCGCCTGCAGGACGAGCGCGACCAGCTGCGCGACATGAAGACGCGCGCCACGGTGTCAGCCGAGATGCAGCAGCAGTCCACGCACCAGGCCTGGACGGCCACCATCAACGGCTTCTTCGAGGAAGCGGCCAAGAGCGCAGAACTGGGCATCGTTGACTACCGCAAGGACGCGGCCAAGCAGGCAGACCTGGATGCCATGGTGCGCGCGCTGGGCGCGGCGCCCGGCAACGAGCACAAGCCCATGCGCTGGTTCCTGGAAGAAGGGCACCGTCGCGTGGTGGCTCTGCATGGCATTGCCACGACCAAGAAGCCGGCGGACGTGCAGCGCAAGCCTGATGCCTCGGCCGTGGTCACCAACCTGGCCGACGTGCCTGGCGGCGCGGGCGATGCCGACCCCGTGAGCGACGAGTTCGCCGAGCTGGACAAGCTGGAGGGCCTGGCCTATGAGCGCGCGTTGGCCGCCATGTCCGAGGAAAAGCGTGATCGCTACAACCGCCTGGGCTGACCCCGCCGCCATGCCGTCTGCTTCCTCTACCCCCGACGCGCGCCGCATCTTCGTGGAGCTGCGCATGGGCGATGTGCTGGAGGTGGGCGGCGCCCGCATCCAGCTGGAATTCAAGAAGGGGCAGGCCGCGCGCATGGTCGTGATGGCTGCCTCTGAAACCACCGTCAAAAAGACACCGGCCGCGCTGCGGCCCGTACCAAGCCTGCCATCTTGAGGGCTGGATCATTTTTCAACCGGGGCGCTGGAGTGCTCGCTACCACACAGGAGCACTCCTATGGGCAAAACAGTGGTGGGCGTGAACCAGCCCCCGCGCCGTCAAGCGCTTTTCCGGCAACCTGGCACTCGATGTGTCGCAGGCCTCGTACTTCGGCAAGCGCTTCGCGGCCGTCGGCCAGGGCGCCAAGACCCCCCTCCAACTGCTGACGGATCTGGAATCCGAAGCCGGCGACCTCATCAGCTATGACCTGCTGGCCGAGCTGCGCATGGCGCCTGTCGAAGGCGACGATGTGCTGGAAGGCAAGGAAGAAGGCCAGCGCTTCTACACCGATGAGCTGTACATCGACCAGGCGCGTGCCGGCGTCAACACGGGCGGCCGCATGTCGCGCAAGCGCACGCTGCACGACCTGCGTGTGCGCGCCAAGCAGCAGCAGTCCAGCTGGTGGGGCCGCTTCCAGGATGAACTGACGTTCACCTACCTGTCGGGCTCGCGCGGCATCAATGCCAACTTCATCCTGCCGATGGGCTACCAGGCCGCGCCAAGAACCCGCTGACGGCGCCCACGGCCAACCAGCACCTGTTCGGCGGTGACGCCACTGCGGTGACCAACCTGGACGCGACCGACAAGATGTCGCTGGCCGTGGTGGACCGTGCC